TGATAAATTTGCTCCGCTCCGCGCCCGGGCTGCCTCGACCTCACCGCCGTATCGAATAGCCAAGGCGTCAAGTTCGCCGGTTTTCGCCGTGTCTTCCATCACCAGCAAGGGCGATCCTGTTGTCATGTCCACACCGGACTTTCCGTAAAGAGCCCGCTGCTGGCTCAAAATTTTTCGCACCTGCTCCCGGTGTATCTGCTCATCGTAAGTCGCTTTTTCGCCAGCCGCCGCCGCCGCTCCTTGTTCGGCTACGCGGGCATTATATTCAGCCATTCGCGCCTGCTGCTGGCCTGCCTCTAATGTACCTACCGCTGATACTGCCGTGGCGGCCAACAATGCTATTTCAACACCCGTACACATTATGAGATCGAGACCTCCGAAATCAACGCGACCACGCTCAACGGCATGGCCTTATCCTGCACAATCATAACCCGTGCATCGGTATCCCATCGATCGTCGTAGCCGATAGGCAAATCTCCCGTAAAAAGAGGATAGGGAGCTCCCAGGATGATTACACGTTCGCGGTCGGCGCAAACATCAAGATTATTCGCGTCCCTACCGGTCTTGAACGGCCCTGATTGATAAACCCGGACGATAAGACTGTGAATCTTTTTAACGCGCCCCTGGGCCGTGCCGTCGCGCATGGCGGCATCTAAACGCATAGTCTGCAAGGTTCCAGTATAGGGCAGGCCGGCATGGACAACCTGGGCCGCCGTGGCCAAAGTAATGGCGCCGCTATTGACGACCTTGTTCGATACCCAAGCCCCATCTGCCAGAACTGCCACGGTCGCGCCTTCCAAATGGCTCAAACCGGTGATATTTGTGGCAGCCGCGCCGTTATAGGTAATACCAGAATCCACAAAGAATGCGTTTAGCCCCTTGTTTGCGGTATAGGTGTCATCGTCATCAGTAAAAACAGCCTCCATCATCTCCACATAGCGAACCGTGGCGCCGTTTATCGTTCTTTTGATTATCGCCCAAATCTCAGTATAGCCATCGCCGGGGATGCTGGCCAGACTTTCGACCTCGCCATTATCAACAGGGTGTCTATGCCAGCCTACCACATCCTGCTCCCGCAGATAGGTCATGGCGGCCAGGGATCCGTCTTCTAGGTACACCCATAATATTGAAAATGGTTTCCGCTGATAGGCTATGCCTGCGATTTTGCTTTCATTTGTGATGTGCTCAGCCAAAAGCGAAAGATCAGGCGAGACATATTTACCGTTTTCCCATACCCAAGTTAGTTCCCGGATGCTATTTCCCACGTCCTTGTCGAATCCGCTCCTATCCACATACAGGACGGCATTGGTGACGGCCACCGGCATGATTTCCGCTGCACCTTCCGGGACTTGGCGTTTTGCCAGGACATTCAAAGGCGTCAGCGCTTGTCCGGTATCTTCCGGCCCTAGCCGGGATATCTTCCCCGCAGATCCCAGAAGGAGATATTCATCCGGTTCGATCCAGGCGATGTTTGAGACCTCCTTACCAGTAATGGTAAACTCAAACGCATCGGCTGCGTCAACACCAGGTGTGTGGTTCTCAAAATCGCCTACGACCGACCCCCAGATCGTTTCCGGGTACGCCAGAGACCCAGCCAGACACAAACGCTCTTCAAAAAATGTGCCGCATGACGGATAGCCATTCGTAGCATTCCAGACCTCGCTTTCCAGGGTCCAGGCGAGCGTCGCCGTGGTTGCCATCAGCTCCTTGAGGATTTCACCGCTCGCCACTGTTGCAGATGTGTAAATCGTGATCTTAACAAATCCACTATGCACCCGGATATACTTGCCCACATCGGAACTGCGGAAGAGGTCAGCCGCCGCCGTAATGTCAGAACATTTCAGGAAATCGTTATCGGGCGTCGCAAAGGTGCTTTTGGTGTCGGGATCGACGCCATCGGACAGCCGGACGTAAAGCGTGTCGTATCCCAGGGCGTCGTTGTCGCCCCAATCCCATTGCGATATGCCGAGGCTGCCCATGGCGCCTTCCACGGCAGCCACAGCAGAAATATAGAAGGCGTCTGGTTTCGCAGCTTGGTAGGTGGACGCTGTGTTGACAAGATAGTATTCGTTTGTTCCGGATCCCGAAGCAAGCCAGTTATCATCGGGCGGATCTTCAGCCGTCAAAAGATTTGAGAACACCTCTGCGGCATCGCTGGACGTGATGGTGATGATCGCGCCCACCGGACTCTTTGCCGATGGCGTGATACTGCCGCTGGGGCTGCCCAGCAGTGACCATGACTGTGAGGCTATCGGTCCCACGGCTGCAAAGTCGTCTATAATGTCGCAAGTGACTTCCGTGGTGGAATTATAGGCCGTAATCGATGCGCGGCCCGCCCCGGAGGTGATGATCCGGTTGACATCCCCGGATTGAAACACCGCCGCGCCAGCCGTGAACAATATGGAATTGCCGGTTACTGCGGCAAGCGTTAATGTTGCGGCAGGTTTTATGCCCTGCTCTTTTACCGCGGGTGATCGGAAATTGATAGTCGTCAGCGTCCATGCGGTGTGCCCAGTCCGGCTGAGCTTGCGCGGAGCGTAGGAACTGTGAAACAAGTAGATCACATCTGCACTTTGGCAGTATTTTATCCCCGCCACGTCAGCCGCCGCATAGGTGGACGGGATCTCATAGGCCAGGTCTGTTGCGCCTGCCGATGCCACCCAATACCCGGAAGCCAGGTCATTGGCAAAATTTGCCGTGGAGGTATGCGCAACAATGCATCGGTAATAGTTGCCGCCATTGGTGACCAAAGCTCCCAAAGCATAGGCCGTAGTCCCCGCCCATGCCGCATAAGCAATCTGTATCTGAGCCTGGTTGCGGTAGAATCTTATGTAATTATTGCCGAATTCTAAAATATAGGCTTGAGTTGTGGAAAACTCGAACGGAATGAAACGGGATGCGCTGGCATTGGTTTTTGTGCCGTTTTTAAACCGGAAGCCAGGCCGGAAATGTGCAGGCCCCCGGGGATCAATGATGAAATTCTCCATCCGGTAGAGGGCATTCCGGTACTTCTCCAGATCAATCCTGCCCTCAAGCAGTTTTGTCCATTCGCCGCCATTGAAGGATGTTTGCATGAAATACGATCCGGCCAATTACCTGCCCTCCGTTTGTGCTGCTTGTAATAATAGTGCTGGTTGAAATGGCCTATAAAGACTGTCCTTTTTTGTTTTGTTTTCTAAAGCAAATAAGGGTTGCAAGTTTTTAAGCGCCCAACATCTTTTGAAATCTATATCTTCTGGGCTGTCATAATTAAATGCCGCGATGGGTATCTTATGGTCTATGTGTATTTGTCCAGTCATTACTAGTTCCCAGGACATTCCCTTCTTAAATTGCTTCTCAAGATGCTTTTTCAACTCTTCAAGGCTAAATCCTACCAACGATTCCCAACTTCTGCCCTTCTTGTTTCCCTTTAATGACTGCTGCATCCCTACCGATATGCGATGGTTTAGGGTTCCGGCAAGAGTTGCACGCTTTTTAGCAATACACTTATTTCGTGACATCCTGACTTTTTCGATATTTTTTTCTCTCCACTTTCGATCTATTTCCCTGCTTTTCGCTCTATTTTCCATCCGCCATTTTGCCAAAGCAATTCTTTTACATTCTCTGCAAATAGGGCGAACCCCGGCTTTACAGGTTGAATGCTTGCAAAAATTAGACAGCGACTTAATTTCTCCGCACTGTGTGCATTTCTTCTGGGTCATTTGGCTATCTTCCGATTGTTTGCCAACTGAAATTCCCTTCATCAAGTGCTTGTTCATTTTTATGCCGTGGCCGGTTGCCTTCCATGGCATTTAAGGAATAGGCCTCTGGCAATAAGACCTTGTGCAGTTCATTTAAAAGCTCAACACGCATCTTCTTGTCATCAGCCAGTTTCGATGCGAGTTCGGCGCCCAGGAGAGTGGCCAGACAATTCACAAAGGCCGGATTAAACCTGCCCGTTTCCGTGATTTGCCGTAGATACCGGATATAGATTTCTTCTTCTTCGTTGGTTAAAAATTCTGTGCCCTCCACTACCCACTCGGCATCTGTGCCATAAAGTTCCCAAACTCTTAAACAATCTGCCGGAATTGTATAGGCGTAATCCCATTGAAAGGCCGGTGTTGTCGCCAACTGTGCGGAAATGTCCGCCCTGGCCATGGCAAAATTCCAGGGATGGGAGTAAATGAGCTGGTCCCGTAACAAGGGATAGAAGACTTTGCATGCCCGCGCCTCTTTTGTCGCATCATCAACGGAGGCGATAGCCAGATTGCCATATTTCAGGAGCGCGGCATTACATATCTGGACTTCCGACGCCATGGCTTACCCCCGGATTTTCTTAGCCTTAATAAGCTCATGCTGAAGCTTTTTGAGACCCCACCGTTTATCGTAGGCGGCGCCCATCCCGTCCATCTCCGCCCTTATGTCTTCGATTTCCCCTGCGTGGCTTTCCTTATCATCGTCTTCAAGAGTGGCGGCCTCTACTTCCTGGCCTGTGGCTTTGGCAATTATCTGAGCTGTGGCCTCATCAGCTGGAACGCAGTTGTTCAGCAGGCCCGAAAGCCAGCGGTCATTCTTTTTGCTCGGGTGCTTGCCCCTCTCGATTTCAATGTGCAAGTCTTCCTTGGGAATCGTCAGGATAAGCCCAACACGATGGACTTGACTGCGAAATTGAAATGCTTCGTTGACTAAAAATTTTGGCATATTGCCTCCTATTTTTTGTAGGTATTCGGAAATCTTTTTCTCGCGCCGCTTTCCTTGCGATGGTTATCATACATGGAATGGCAAATCGCTGCCGCCTGCTTGCCATCCTTCGCCGTTCCTTCTCCAAGAACTATGGGGATGCAACGGTTTACGTAATCGTCTTCGGATTCGCCTTTGTCGGGTGTAGGCATGTGTTTATTCTCCGGATTTTGGATAAGTCTTCGGAAAACGTTCTTTTGCGTGATCTTCTATACTTTTGACCGCGATTTTCATCATGGCCTTCATCTCCTCATCCATCATGCCCATGGCTTTCTTCATCCGGTCCGAATCGGCCTTAATCATCTCGGCCTCTTTGAGAGTGCGGACATCGCTTTCCACCTTCCATTTTTCTTCATCCACCATGGCTGCGGCTCCTTGCATGATTTTCCTTTTGAAAAAAGGGGCGAGCGCGTACCCGCCCCTTCGTTTCAAAAAACTTTAGTTAGGCGCGATAAGGCGTCTGGTTCTTAGTCGTTGCCCCACACTCGATGCGGGCATTGATAGTACCCAGAGAACCGGCGTGATTGCCGGTCGTCGTGTAGACAATCTTCAGAAATTCTTTCAAGCCCCTGGGGAGCGGGACGTTTAGAATCTCATAGCCGGCGATGAGCGTTGCAATGGGAATTGCATTTGCCGAGTCAATGCCGATGCCGGTAGGCGTGTATGATCCCCCTACCGTCGCGCAGTCCTGCAATTCCAGATAAAGCCCCGTGCCAGCCGAAGGCGCCACGCCCACGGAGACAATCAGGCGATCGTTGCCGTTTTCAGGCCCATGCGAAAGCAATGCCGTACCTTTGTGATCAAGCATAGCGCCAAGGTCAATCACATTGGTTGAATCAACGGTCGTTGCGTTAGCGGTGATGTTCTGGCCATCGGAAAATATTAATTGAGAGTCTTGCATTATATTTATCCTCCTTTCATTAAGATGTTTAGGAAATCGCCGTTTCCGTGTTCAGCAGGATTTCCCTGTCAAATTGACGGATGGGGACGCCGTTAAAATATAAAGGCGGTTCACCGGACAGCGCGTTTCCCCCGGGCGTGTAATAGACGTTATTTTTGTCTTTTGCCCGAATCTGCATCTGGGTAAGGATTGTCTCATTGCAGTACATCCTAGTGCCAGGCCCCTTGACCATGTTGTTGATCAGGGAAATCAAGTCGTCCTCATTAAAGGTATTGTCTGCGCCAGCACTCTCAATATTCGCATAACGGGTGATTGCTCGGGGATGACGCACTACCAGCCCGCCGCGAATCTGGAAGTGATCCCGGTAAACTCTCATTTTGCCGTCCGAGGTCTCGCTGGTGACCAGTGCCTCGTCTTCGTGTATCACGCCAAGACTTGCGGCCATGTTTTTGGGATAAATCAGATAGGCCGTATCCTGGCCCCAGGTCACGATAAAGATACTTGTGACATCGGAACCAGTGCCGCCGGCACCGATGACAAATCGGCTGTCCAGGGTTGCAAGCCGGGGCGCAAAGCCGTGGCAGGCATCCGGGTCAACATTGGAGTCAGCGTAAAGCAAATCGCTGGCAAATGTCTGGCCAAGGCCTTCAATGAAGGCATCAACTTCACCGGCCCGAAATAACGCCGGGGACGGCATGGAATCAATGAGCATCGCGTCGACTTCACACCAGTCTTCAATGTTTTCGATGACATCCAAAATTTCGGTTGTTCTGGATACCGAGGCCGAAATCCGCTGGTTAAGCCTGCGCCGCGATCCCGCGGGGAGCGAAGCCCGCCGCGTGGTCTTGTTTGTCCATACGTCGTTTGACGGAATCCAGGGCGCTTCCGTTAACATGGAGCCCATTTTTCTATTGAGAACTTCGACAATCCGGGCTTGATTGCCGGAGGGGTCAATCCGCTTTGCCTGCTCTACCAGGCTGTATTGACTGGTTAATGTCGCCATCTACGCGACCTCCTTTCATTTCCTGTAGGTATTGGGGAATCTGGCCTTTGCTTGTTCTTCATCGGACATTTCTCCCCCTGCACCGCCCCTGCCGCCTCCACTCATACTGTCATCGGCTATAGCCTTGCCGATCTCGGCAAACACTCGAAGAAAAACCGGATGATCGCCCAGGGCCACGCCATTGATTTTGCTATCCTGAATGAACTTTAAAATCTCCGGCTTATCGCCCCCGAATTTCTGAAACGCGCGCTTTGCCAATTCGGAATTGGTTTTGAATGCATCGCCCTTCCATTCATCCTTTAGGGTATTTATAACCGCATCCGTAGCTTCTTGTTCGGCCTTCAGTTGCTGAGCATGACCGGCCTTGATCAGACCGTAATACCAATCATACGTAGCCTTGGCCTGAGCGTCGGAAAATCCGCTCTTATGGGCAAATTGCTTAAACGCTGTTTCCACCTCAAGGCTGTATTGCAAGCCCACCGGCAAATCCGCAGGTTTGGTAATTGTGTACTTATCAGCCGTCTCCGGCCGCCCGAGCTTGCCGTAAAAGGCCGCTCTTTCCTCATCGGTTGCCTTCTCGCCAGGCACGACTACCATGTCCTTTTCCGCCTTAATGAGGGCATCTGCCTTTTCGTAAAACTTTACCGGTTCTGCGAATTGGTAAAATGACTCATTGTTTTTATAGGCATCCGGGGCACTGTCCAGCCACGCAGGTCTTTCAACCGTTCCGGTTCCTCCGGCATCGCCAGGAGCTCCGCCATCGTTTGCACCCATGATTATTCCTCCTTTAAAATGTAACGGGCGTCCGCATGCAAAGGCGTCGTGTTAGGCTTCATCAGCCCTTGTTTCATCTGCATACGGGCCGCCTCAATATCTCCGGCGCGAAGGTTCTTAATTCTACTTTGACGCTCGATCGCCGCCGCTATTCTCTCGTCACGGTTTCCTTTCCGTTTCGCCTCTCCACCCAAGTTTTCATGGCTCC